ATCTGCGGTTGAAGGCTCAATAGCGAGCCGCGACAATTCCGTTGTCGAGGTGCAAGTGCAATCCTTGCCAACCGCTCTAGAATCGTAATCCGATTATGAACGAAAATACTCCGAATGTCATCAAACTTGACCATAAAACCTTTGAGCGTGAGTTTCAGGTTTGGCAGTACCGGGTAGCAGGAGCGACCTTTGATCAGATCGCCAAGAAGTTAAATTACGCAGATGAATCAGGTGCTAGAGCCGCTTTCAAGCGTTATGTCAATCGCACGAAGGATGAAGTCCTCGCCAATGAGATACGCGAGCTACATAAGCAGAGATTAGATGTTGCGCTTTTGGCTATATGGCCCGCAGTAGAACGCGGTGACTTAGATGCGATTAAGGTTATGCTCAAGATATTAGAGCGCGATGCCAAGATGTTCGGCATAGATACGCCAGTCAAGACTGAGGTGGAGGTGACTACATACGATGGAATCTACCTACGAGAAAGCACAGAAAGGCTTATCGAGCAATTACAAGAGATTGAGGAAGCGGAGATTGTCTTGGGCAAAGGAATTAGCGCGCCCGGAGCAATTACCGAAACGGACTGAAGATTGGTCTATCTATCTTTATTTAGCAGGGCGAGGTGCGGGTAAGACTAGAACTGCTGCTGAATGGTTAGCGTGGGAAGCGACTACTCAAAATAACACGCGTTGGGCTATTGTCGCGCCTACCTTTGGCGATGTAAGAGATGTCTGCGCTGAGGGTGAATCAGGCATTATTAACATTTTGCGCGCTTATGGCTCACTACAACATTACAACCGATCACAAGGTTCGATCACTCTTAAAAATGGCTCACATATTAAACTTTTTTCAGCCGATGAACCTGACCGCCTGCGTGGCCCACAACATCACGGAGCGTGGTGCGATGAGCTAGCCGCGTGGAGATACCCTGACACTTGGGATCAACTTCAATTTGGTTTGCGCCTTGGAGATCATCCTCGAACTGTTATTACTACTACCCCGCGACCTGTTGCTTTGATTAGAAGCCTTGTAGAGCGCACCGATGGAACAGTCAAAGTAGTTCGAGGCTCAACATTTGACAACGCTGCCAATCTAGCCCCGCAAGCCCTATTAGAACTTCAAGCCCGTTATGCAGGTACTCGTATGGGTCGGCAAGAACTATTTGGAGAACTACTTACCGAATCAGACTCAGCTTTATGGACTCGCGCTCTTATTGAAGAAGCCCGGATTAAGCCCGAAGATGCACCGCCTTACTATCGCGTAGTTGTAGCGATTGACCCGGCAGTTACAAGCGGTGAGTCAAGCGATGAAACAGGCATAGTCGTTGCAGGTGCTACCCCTGATGGGCATTACTACATTCTTGAAGATGCCACTATGCGTGGAACTCCCGAAGCGTGGGCGCGTAAAGCCGTTGAGATGTATCGCAAACACAAGTGCGACAGGATTATCGGTGAGGCTAACAATGGCGGGGATATGATCGAAGCCTTATTGCGCCAAGTAGATTCAACTATTCCTTATCGCAAGGTTCACGCATCACGCGGTAAGAAAGTAAGAGCCGAACCAATATCAGCACTTAGCGAACAATTAAGACTTCACATGGTTGGTAGCAACTTCACTCAGCTTGAAGATCAGTTAGTTACTTGGGAACCCGATAGTGATTCATCTCCCGATCGTATGGATGCAATGGTGTGGGCTGTTACTGATTTGATGTCTAACTCAGGTGCGTTGCGCTCGCTTGCTGCAATGGCAGACTTCTGTCCATCTTGTAGATTGCCATTAGTTCGTGGAACAAAATTATGCCCACGCTGTAAAACCGCTATTATTACGGAAGCCTGAACCAAAAGGGGCATTAGAGGAGCAGACAAATGGGTCTTATTGACCGTCTAGCAAAAGCAGTAGCAGATCAGATTGAAAAAGCACCAAATGTGAACTTGCCAGCAGGTGCAGTTGTGATGAGCGAACAAGATATGCGTAACGCTAATCAGAATCAGACTTACGGACAACAAACACCGCTATTGCGTAACCCTCTTATGTCAGGAGTGCCATTCGGCCCCGGACAACCAATCTTGCCGGGCGCGATCAACCCACTACGACCTGACGGCAGACCTGACCCACGCCGTTATGAATATCAAGTCGCGCAAAACCTTAACATTGGTAGCGAGCAGAAGCTCGTACAGTTCAAAACTCTTAGAGGCGCAGCAGAACAGATTGACATTGCTCGCCGTTGTATTGAAGTTCTTAAAGCAAAGATTTCAGGTATGGATTGGGATATTGTCATCTCAGAAAACGCCTCAGAAAAAATTATTGCTGAAATTGGTGGCGATCACACACGCGCTATGTCCACCGCGCGCGAAAAGTTTTCAGAAGATATTTACCGCCTAAGAAGTTTTTGGGAGAACCCTGATCGTTCTAACGGATTGACCTTCATTGACTGGATGATGATGGCACTTGAAGAAATCCTTGTGCTTGATGCGTGGGCTATTTGGCCTCAGAAAACTGTAGGTGGAGATTTATACGGATTCCAAATCCTTGATGGCTCAACTATTAAGCCAATGCTTGACGATCGCGGTATGCGCCCAATGCCTCCACAAGCCGCTTACCAACAGATTCTTTACGGCTTCCCTCGCACAGAATTCCAAGCAAACAGCGATGACCCTGATGCAGATGGTGAGTTCACATCAGATGACTTGTCTTACTTTGTTCGCAACCGTAGAGCTAACTCTGTTTATGGTTCATCACCTGTAGAACGCGCTCTACCTTTGCTTGACCTTTACTTGCGCCGTCAGCAATGGCTACGCGCTGAATATACCGATGGCGTAACACCTGAAATGATGCTGACTTCTGATGCTGACTTTGGTAACGACCCATTGGTAATGAAGCAGTATGAAAACATTATTAACGACAACCTTGCAGGACAAACAGAACAGCGTAAGCGCGCTCTTATTCTGCCATCCGGTCTAAAGCCTCAATTCTACGAAGGCTATGGCGAGAAGTTTAAGTCTGCTCTTGACGAGTACCTCATCACTTCTATCACAGGTCACTTTGGCGTATTGCCAACTGAAATCGGATTCTCACAACGCGGTGGCTTAGGTGCATCAGGTCATCAAGCAGGAGAAGCAATGGCAGCGCAATCTATTGGTGTTGCTCCACTTGCTCAATGGATTTCTCGTATGCTGACAAACATCTCTTACACATATCTCGGTATGCCTCGCGAGCTTGAGTTCAAGTTTATGATTGAAGATGCTCACGATACAGAGGAAGAAGCAAAGAAATCTGATCTTGAATTACGCGGTGGTGCTAAGACTATTAACGAACGCCGTACAGAAATGGGCTTGCCACTTCTAGACACACCTGCTGCCGATCAGCCAATCCTTGTTGCTGGCAATGGCGTGTATCTATTCTCACCTGACGGAATTGTTAATGCTGCTAATCCAGCAGGGGCATCAGAAGAAGAAATTGACCCTGACACAAATCCACTTCCTGAGGCTATTTCAGCACCTTCTGTTTCTGATTCACAGACAAGCGTTAAGCCTTTACCTAACAAGGATAAGCCTTTACCTGACACACCAAAGCCAACAGATGACATTGTCAATACAGCAGACTTTGAGAAGGCTGGCGTTCCATCTAAATCAGAAGTCAAAGATGCGCTATCTCGACTAGCAATCTTGCCTAACGAAGCAGCCGAGCATCCAACATCTGATAGCCCTGAGAAGTTGGCTGAATCAGTTGAAAGCCCTTGGCCTGTAGTTGAAACCGCCGAAGGTAATTACATTGTTAGCCCTGATGTATGGGAGAAAGCCAAACTCACCCTTGTTAATATCAAGGAACTTTATGGCACAAACTATGGAATGAGCCGTAAGAATGTTGCTGACCATATTGAGTCTATGGGTCAAGCCCTTACTCCTTATCGTGGCTACCCGCTTGTCTATAACGATGGCGAGAAGAACATCATTATTGACGGACACCATCGCCTCTTTGCTATGTGGTTACTTGGTTTAGATCAAGCCCCTGTATGGCTCGGCACACCTGATATGGCTAAAGCGGCAAACGATGAAGTTCAGAGATACCTCAAGTGGGCTAAAAAGGGTAGTGCTACCTACCGCGACTTTGAATTTACAGTCATTGACCCAATCGTAGGTGAGGCTCTTAATCGTTGTGCCTTTGATGGCGATATGGATACTGCGTACTCCTTGGCTAAGGCTTATCTGCAATGACCCTCGGTGTCCATCAGGTAGATGGGCGCATAGCGGCTAACGCAGCAGTCAAAATCCGCGCCGCGCTCCGAAAGAGCGTAGATGCGAAAAAGGTCATCTTAGATTACGCACTTACTCACCCAGTTAAGTCTGACAATCCTGCTCAAGATCGCGCTCGCGCTCGCGCGTGGGCTATGCACAATGTCACGCTAGATCAAACCACTCTAGAGCTAGTGCTTAAGAAACATTACGCAGATATGTATGTGACTGGCGTTGTTTCAACCTATGAGGCATTTGGCAAGGTTCAGCGCAACAAGAAGGCTCAAAAGAACCCACCGCATAACTGGAATCCAAGTGAATTTGCCCTTAACGCACTTAAAGAAGTAGTTAATTGGGATACTTGGAAGCCGGGTAACGCTGCTGCCTCTGCTCTATTGAAGCCACCCGGCGGGTTAGAAAAATTGCTGAACGGCATCAAGATCGTGTCATTAGATATGAAAAACACTAGTTATGACCGCTTAGGTACTCAGTTAGCCGATGGAATTGCAGTCGGATTAAGCCCTACAAAACTTGCTTCATCTATTGAAGATTCACTAGCAAGTCCTGAACGCTCACTCACCATTGCTTTAACAGAAGGCTCTCGCGCTGCTAATGCTGCAACTATGGACTCTTATCAAGCATTAGGAGTAGCGCAGATTCAATGGGTTGCTGCTGACCCTGATGACGAAGAATGTGACATTGACGGCGAGATAGTTGATGTAGATGCTGAGTTCTCTAATGGTTTGACAGGTGATGATTTGCCAGTTCATCCAAACTGCCGTTGTTCTACAATG